TCTCACCATACTTAACAGTCATATCCTTTTCAAAGTCAATAGTACCATCTTCATTAAGAGGATGAACACCTTTAACATCAGCAAAAGATCCTACACTCTCTAGGTATGCATTAAATACTTCTGGTAATTTCATCTTCATCATTCATCCTCCAAATCAAATTTTTGTTCTTCCATAAATTCACCATCTTCCAAGTTAATGTCATTCCAAGCCTTATCTTCATCATAAGTGGATAACAACACTTCACCTTTCGCATTATATACCGTATATCTAATCATTATATTCTCCTATACAATTATAAAATTAAGCGGCAAATTCCAAATATCAGGTATATAAGCCACAACCCTACCATCTAACATCTCAATAAAAAACATAACTCAACTCATTTTTATTCAACCAATACTTATATTATACCCTATTTTTAGACGTGCAGGTAACTATTTTCGTGTTTATACCCACGTTTATAATAAGGGTTTAGAAGTAGTTAAACGTCATCGTCATACGGAATACATCATCAGTACAAGTAGTGTCGATGTAGGGTGTTTCAGCAGTAAAAAATATTGCTCTGTTGTCTTTAGAATATAGTTTAGTTCCGCAAGGGAGTTTGGTGTATCCATCATTAGAATTTACAAAGTATAACATACACTTATGTTTAAATGCAAATTCAACACAAGGTTCAAACTCTTCAACCTTATCATTCTTGGAAAAGAGTGTTGCTCTGATGTGTACAAAAGAAGCAGGATTAATCTTCTTAATGAACGGGTTTAGTTTATTAGCAAACTTACTAGAGAACCCATAGTTCGTATAGAAAATATGGGCAAAGTAGTGTAGATGGTCAAGTTTTTTATCATGGTTATGATACCAATCAAATTGATCGCTGAGTAAATCGTTTACAAGGTTGTTATAATCACTCAACTCTAAAAAGTTGTCTACAATCTTATATGTTGGAGTTACTTTCTCACTTACTTCGTTGCTCATCTTCCTCAACCACTTCGAGGATACCTTTATCAATCATATCATCAATAAGGAAGTTGGTAGCAAATTCTTCACCACGATTGAATCCAAATGCATATGAAAATGTAGTAGCAACTGCTACGAATATTAGAAAGATTATAAATTGTAATTCCATCATGACGACTCCTTTACAAACATTCCTTCTGGTGTCAGATAACCTTTACGATCTTTAATTTCTTCATATGCCTGCCCGATACATTCTTGTATGTCAACGCCATAGATTCTACATACACCAATTAGTGTAACGTAAATATCACCAACAGCATCCATTACTTCGTGCTTGTCATCTTTATTCAAAGCATCCATCAATTCAGTTAATTCTTCCATTGTTTTAATTGCTTGCGTCATAGGTGTACTGTTTTCAGTAATACCTCTGTCGTCAAACCATCTTTGTATATGTACATCATATGTGCTCATTTATTTCTCCAGTTTCTTTAAAAATTCTGATGTTGTCATTGCTCTTACGTTTCCTGCTCTTACACTCTTACAATGTTCAATCTTATGGTCAGGTACAACAAATATAAATGACACACCAATATGCTCATGAACGAACCACTCAAAGTATTTCATTCTATTATAGTTGTCCTCCTCAAGTGCGTGAGTTTCTGGTCCATAGTTCTTACTATCTTTATAGACATTATCTACAGAATCTTCACCATCAAGTATAAAGTCAAACCCTAGTAAATATATTAAGTTGTTTTTATGCCGAATAGCATAATCTGCAGCAACCATTCCAGCATTGGTACGTCTGCGTCCATTAGAGTTGTACTTAATACTTTCCCATCGTTCTTCTTCAGGTGGAATGATTAGGTCACCATTATCAACTCGTTCTTTATGCAACTCATTAATCATTCCACTGTCAATTGCTACTAGATAATCCCATTTGTCGAAATCTCTATACAATGCATTACAACCATACAGTGGTGCTTTACCTACTAACTTATGCAAGTCAATAATATTACGACTCGGTCCATTACCAATAATGATTGCTGGTTTGATGATTGACATCACTTTATCTCAGAATCATATTCTGCCAACTGAACAAAACTTGTGATGACATATTTTGTTCCAGTCAGAGGTGGATTGCCCCTATGAGTGTGAGTGAATCCACCTGGGAAGACAACCAACGTTCCTTTTTTAGGTTTAAGTCTCAAACTCTTATATAAAAATTCAGTTTCACCGCCTTCAAAATCATCATTTAAATATAAAATCCACGCCAATGATCTTGTAGTATTTTTTGCTGTTGAATTCTCATAATGCCATACATGATAACCCTCGGTTGTTGCAGTTTTTTGAAATTTGATTCCATGCATTGACAAATATCCACCGTCTAACAATGAACCATAATGAGAACAATACTTTTCAATCGCGACGTCCCAAAACCTTTCTATAAAATTCTGATAATCTGTTGGGAGGTTTTCATCATAGGGTATGTGTTGCATTGGCATCCAAAAACCGAGGTCGGTCTTCATCGTAGGTGGTGCATTATCACTTTCTTGTCGCGTTTTCATAAAACCCTTAGACGTTTCTATTACTGAAATATAAAAATCACACTCTTCATCAGTCATAAAATGATCAAACGTAGCAATATCCTTTTCTAAGGTGAAGTCCCCATCCTTGATTATTGTTTCAGTTGTTTCAATTCTTTCCATTACCAGTCCTCCAGTCCTTAGTTAGATTAGGAAATGCTTCCTCTACAAGTTTACGTGTTAATCCATTAAACGGTTGCTTACGTTCTTTCATCCCAATCAATACTTTAGCATCACGTGGGTCGATTGACTCAAGCATCGCAATGAATAACGTTTCTCTACGACTTGGTTTTAAGTTACGTTGCGTATCAGTATCACCTTCGATAAACATATACATCTTTCTTAACTCAGATTCTAATGCTGACTCTTGGTCTGCTTCTTTTGGTAATGGTTTATATGGGGGAATCCCCTCAGGCAACAACCACTTGATACGTGGGTCATAGGTATAGCCAAGAACACTCTTTAGTCCAGCACTGCTATAAAACTGAAGGATTTCAACCTTCCTATTCTTACCTTTAGCATTATGTACTTCTTTAAATATTTCGTAAAACGTTTTTTGCATAATTAAAATTCTCCAATACAATCCATTAAATTCTTTAACTTGTTTTTTATAAAGTAGTTGAGCAAACCTCTGCGTTCAGGGACTTTATAATTCTCAAACTGATTTATAATAGCAGAAGATATTGCTTCTGGAACCATTTCTAAATCAACTAACTGTTCATTCCTTTTGTAGTTTCGTAACATACCTTCATCACAAAACTCATCAGGTTTCTGTTTCAACCAAACTTCAACTTTCTTCTTAGCAATAGCAGTCTGCCTAATCTTACTAATGATAGCACTGTCCGCAGATAAGAAGTTCGGGATACCGTCACCTCTATCACCACGAATGATATGCTCCATTAGAAAGTCTTTAGGGTTGTCAATACGCAACCACTTCTTAGTGATAGGACTATATTGGTCAACGTTAGCAAACTTCTGCAACTGACCAAAGTCTTTATCACTGGATAAGATTAAGTTTCTTTCAGTAGATTCATTATTTAGTACAGTTCCAAAATGCTTTGATAGCACTCCAATGATGTCATCTGCTTCTGCTTTCTCTACTTGAATAACTTTGTAAGGGAACGTTTCAGCAATTTCATCACGAATCTTATTAAGTACACCATATACTTGATTCCAATCAACTATGCTTTTATCACGGTTCTCTTTACGATGTGCCTTGTAATAAGGGAATATGTCACGTCGCCAATAACTTCTATCATCAACACAGATAACTAAGTCACCATACTTCTTACCATATGAGTTCTTAGTCATTCTTAAACTATTCAAAATCATATGACGCATCATACCTTCATCTACATTTGTTTGAGTTTTGCCTAGATGTACCATTGTGTTTGAAATCATTACCTGACTGAAATCTATAAATATCATTCGAAGTCTCCTGTTAAATTCTTTTTAATTTCCCTTAAAACTTTCTTGTTTTGATTTCGTCTAGTGAATAATTTATACAATTTATCTAATCCCATATGAGGAATAACAGATTTAACATTCAAACAATCCTTCGACAAACTGTTTAAATATTCTGTTTGTTCAAAATGTTTAAAATTGATATTTTCATTTGTGTGAAATTTTATATAAAATAGAGCATCACCTTTCTCAATTTTTAATTTACTTCCTTTTAATATTATGTTTGGATATAGTGGTCTAAACCATTTTGATATATTAAACTTTCCAGATGTTATGTAGTGGTTATTCAAATCATTATCATGATAGAACGCAGGCATGACAGAAATTTCAATATCCTGTTCTGAAAAAAAATAATGAAATTGGTTGATGTGTATCATTTGTTGGATGTCTGAAAGTTTATCCACCAAAATATTATCATCAAAAAACTTTTGGTCTCTATTAACTCCTATATTAGGTGATCCGTTTGGGTTTATTGTATGTGTCAATTCAAAACTCATCGAGGATTCAATTACAAAAGTGTTCTTAAAAAAATTAGTATATCCAGGACACTTATAATAATTCTTTGTTTCTTCCCCAAATAAAAAATTATTTTTCTTCAAATCATTCACGACTGATTTTAGAGGTTCTACTAATAAAGAATTGACGTTATCACAAGTCCAATAAACGTCAACCATTAAAACTTACCTCTTTTCTCGTCATCCATTTCTTTAGTCCAAACACAACCAGTATCAGGATATGCTACACCAATAGTTCTTTTAGCATAACCATCTTCATCATATGCCATAGCAAGACAATGTTGAACAACTGGTTTATCTTCATTCTCACCAAAGAACATAGCAATGTAGTCACCATTCTCTAGATAGTATTGTAACTGACGAATATAACCTTGAATGCCACCTATCTTAGATAGTGCTTTCTTATCACCCTTACGGTGATTATAACGTTCAGTCTTTAGCAAGTCACGTTGGTGTTTAATCCAACCCTTAACACTCTTCATAGATAGTTGGTCACTATCGTCACGTGCTAAAACGTTTGGATGTATATTCTTATATTGTGGGGGATTTGCCTTTAACCTTTTCTCTCTTGCTAATGCTAATCTCTCACCTGCTGCAACTTTCTGCTCAGCAGTCATCGGTTTACGTTTACCCATTATTACCCTCCTTTAGTATTGCATTCAATTGTCTATATAACTTATTGTATCTGAATTCCCAGGACTCAGAAACTCTACGTTCCGCATGATACATCTCTTCATAGTTAGGTTTCTTTTGAAATTTCGTTTTAATTTTCTCTTTTACATTTGCCCAACTGGTCATGCTTTCTCCTCTTTAGTTATATTATACGTTAGATTGTGATAAATGTCAAGTTTATCGTTTGATACTTTGTAGCATATTAGTCCACTCAGCTGCACGTAGATCCCAATTAAAGAAGTTATCAACCCAGTTTTTCTGGAACATCAATTTCTTTTGTAGGTTTTCGTCACGATGTTCGACAATTGCTTGAAATAATTGATTAGCAAATACGTTTGCGTGTTCACCCATATCTTCATTGAATTGATACATACGAGCAAAGTTACCAGTCGTTTCTGGTAGTGCTGCGAAGTTAGGACATACTACCTCACAACCAGCACTCATTGCTTCAATCGCACTGATACAACTTGTTTCTGGCCAAACACTTGGGTATGCGAATATGTGTGCTTCTTGTAACGCACTACGAACAACATCATTTGGTTGGAATCCGTGATATGTCATATTAGGATGTTGTCTAATTTCTTCAAACAAATCTTCATACGGTTTATCACGTTCTTTCCAACCATATGCTTCGAATGACGAATACACGTCTAAGTGAATTTTATCACCCATCTCTTCAGCAATTGCTTTAACTGCTGCAACTACGAGGTTTAATCCTCTATGTGGAGTAGTGTGGTAGATAATACGAATAACATCTTCATCCTTTTCTTTATACTCGATTGGGTCGATTGCATTTCGTAATACGATTGCATTTTGGTATGGAACACCCATTGCTAAGTTATACGTTGCCAGTTGATAATTAGACACAAATACAAGTTTAGCAAACCTATCTCTGCTCTCTTGTTCTTTGAGATGTTGTACTTCCGGATCGTCCCACGTATCGTGTAACCATAACACGTTAGGTTTATCCTTATCAGTCCAACTTACTCTTGACTTGATAATATAAAACTCATCAAGTAAATCATTATCTACTCTTTCGTATAATGCTTTATTCATTAACTCAGTTCCACCCATAGCACCATCATACGTGCCATCTTTACTTGGACCAAGTTCTACTGTTTCAGTATCATCAATAATATTTAATGCCATATTATGCTACTTCGAATGACTTAACGGTGTTGAGTTTGAATGATCTCCAACCTTTCTTCTCTAAATCCCATACAGTTATTAGTTCTGGATGAGGATTTGTTTCATATTCAACTGAGTCGTCATCTACAACGTTAGCACGTTTTGGTAAGAACTTCTCAAGCAACGTACATTCCATAGTGCGTTCAGTTCCGTCTTTCTTTTCAAACACAACTGTTGCTGTAAATGACCTCAACAAATCTGACATCGCATTCTTTTCAAATTTGCATCTACCTTCGTCTACTCGTTCTTTACGAATTTGTAATGTGCCTTTCAATTCTTTTATATTAGGTGTTTCACCTTCATACTCTTCAATACAACCACAACAAATCTTATGAGGACCATCCCCTTCTTTCAATTGTTCTTGTAACTCGCAAGTCCTACTACCACAAAATTCGTAGCAACCTTTTTCTTCATTAAATTTGTAATTCTTTTTCATCATATTCCTCGTATTGCATTATATTATATTATACCCCTATTTAGACAAGAAGTAAAGTTTAAATACAAAAACCTTGTTCACGTAATCGTTTCTTCCAAGGTCCACCTTTCTTCTGTTCAGAGTATTGTTTAAATACTATACTAGCAGTTTCCCTATCATTAATAAGAGTTAGTGCTTCGATGATTTTTAAAATTTGTTTTTCTTTTAAGCAGTGTATATTCATAATATTTTAATTCCTAGAGCATAATTTTCTGCAGCATCCTCAACATATCTTAATGACTTGTCAGGAAACTTTTCTGAATCAAAAATTTGACCATCCTCAGCAAAGTAAATAATGAAGTATTCTTTCGTTTTTGGGTTCTGTCTTACTTGAGCAGAACCATCATTTGGTTTATAGTATTCTGATATCAACATTACATCCCACCCATCAAATATTTTATGATTGCATCGTGGATATCTGGGTCTCCCCAAAACATAATAGTCAATACCATTATCATTACGAAAAACATACTCGCTCCAGTGTCTTCTACTTTATCTTTCATAAAATCCTTTCTCCTTTCCATAGTTTCTTAAAAAATCGTTGTGGTCGTCACTATTACGTTTTTCATTAGCATTAGTTTTAACCTTACCGCATAGAGATTCATATCTACCTTTGATGATAGTCAATTCAGTTTCCAAATCAATGATCCTCATTTCAAGTTCACCAACCTCTAACTTATGTTTTGTTTCTAACTCATCAAAATG